ATGAAACCAATACTTAAAAAAATATTTTCTGACACGGACAGACAAAGTTTACAAATAGCACATAAATATGAATCATCAGGAATTGCAACTGGTTATGTAGATAAATCAAAAGCTGGTACAGGTGGCAGTCCATTTGAAATGTACATTGATCTTTCAGAGATAAATCAAGGTGCACAAAAAACACTTGAAGCAAAAGCAAGAAAGCTTGTTAATGAGTATAAAAGATTAGAGGGTCAAGATAAACCAACAGATGAAGTATTAAAAAAAATATACGACATACATGATGATATGGTTAAATTAGGAGTACAAGGACAAGCGTATCCCTTTGTTTTAGGTGCGCCAGACCCACGAAACATTGATGAAAAAATATCAGCATTAATAAAAAACGCTCAAGAAAAAGGTATACAATTTACTGAACAAGAATTAAAAAATGCTGAAGAGGCAGTAAACCTATTAGTCGAAGCAGGGAACATATCATTTGAAAAATACGGTACAAGACTAGGTGGTTTAAATAAAGGAGGCTTAGTAGGAGACGTGGACGATATATTTGAAGAAGAAGATGAAATAATGAGAGCAAAGAAAAGCATCTTTCCTAGAATATCTATAGAGTTTGGCGATGCAGCAAGAGGCACGAAACGTTCTTTTGGTGAAGAAAAACCACAAGAAGAAGTTTTTGATATTGAACAAAAGACAACTGCAGCACCAATGCAGAAAACATTTGACGTGCAACCAACAGAAAACATTTTTACAGGAGAGGTAGAACAAGCAAATCTAAAATTACCTTTCTGGAAACTATTTACAAAGCCACCTGTCAACGAAACAGCACCAATACCAACACCTAAAGAAAGTTTAGATAACCCAACAAAGAAACAAAAAGAATCTTTAGAGTTAGAAAAAGAAAAGAAAAAAGATGATGTCTTTGATCCTACGCCAGAGGATAATGACAAAGTAAATTTAGTGGACGATGTAACAGGCATGGATATATCTGTAACACCAAAAACAAATCAACCAATCACGGGTGTATTTTATTCTGACATAGAGAGAATTTTATCAAGACCTGACACACCAAAGATATTTCCTAACAAGCAAGCATTGTTAGATTTCTTCCGTAAAAATAGAATTAGAGATTCAGAGTTTAGAGATTATCAGATTGAATCTTTGCTTCGTGCTTATGATGACACTACACCAATATCTACCGATCAAGTTATTAGACACTTGCGTCAATCACCAATCAGGGGCATGCATGTTCATGCTACTGGTCAAGGCTCCGATATTATTAATCCATATGGTGAAAAACCTACAGCATATACAGATTATTTGGAGCCAGGATTCATATCAGGCACGCAACGTGAAAGAATTTTATATATTCCAAAAAATAAATTAGCTGGAGATACAGGCGCTGATCCGCAAGGCATTTTCAAAGGTGAAAGGATTCAAAATCACGGCTTTGGTGTGCCAGATGATTCGTACATTATTGGTTGGACAAGGCTCACGGACCGTAATGCAATATTACCAACAAAATTAGCAGCACCAAAGTCATCATCTAATATACCAGGTCTTACTCGTGAAAGAGAAAGAATACAAAGACAACTCGCTGGGCTATTTGCTGAAGGACAAAATAAATTAAATGCACAAGCACAAAGACGAGGTATACCTGTTGATGAAATACAATCTAGATCTTTAGAAGAAATGCTTAGCACTTATTCAGGTACTCTTAATGAAATAAGCCCAGGATTGGTAGATCAAATAGACGAGCTCATAGTAAAAGCAAGAGATTTAGATAGTGATATAGCAAAAGCATCTAATGTTGATACGAGCGGCGTTGTGCGTGTAGCATATGCCGATGAGATACAATCAGATATTATGCAAGCGGCAGCTGGTAGAAAACAAAAGTTACTTGCCACACTTAGAAAAATATCAGAAGAAGGTAGAGAATCAACAACGTTACCTGAGCTTGACAGAATAGGTAATGAAGCATTAGCCTTTTTTGAAGAAAATAAATCTGTATTTAGACCACTGGCAAAATCAGAAACAGAGGTAAACGTGTTTGCTGAAAACTTAAACAAGCTTGATGCAGAAATAGATGAGATAATAAATAGATACATTGAGACAAGAGAGATATCTGATGAAAGTTTAGCAAGGGTAAAAAATGATTTAATTGACAATATTGACAAAATGATAAATGATTTAATAACAATAGACGCTACAACGTATGATGGTTTGTTTCCTGATTTACCATTTAAGAAAAGAGAAGAGTGGGCAGATGCATTAATTAAAAAAGATTTATTTGAATTAGCATATAGAAAATTTGTATTGAAAGAAGAAAATGTACCAGATTATTATGCAGTCACACCTGATAAGTTTGTCATAGACAGATATGGTTTTAAGGGTGATTCATCTACACCAATGGACGTAAGGGCAGCAGATAAGAAAAGACAAATAGATATTTTTACAGGTAGAGGCGAGTTTGTGGGTTCTGAATACAAGGGTATTGGTATGTCAGAGTTTTATGGTGGGCCAAACGCAGTGACACCAGATGGTAAGCACTACACATCCACAATAGAAAAAATATTGAAAGCACAAGCGAAATCAAACAACTCTGAATTTATGGTGCTAAATGTGCAGACTAAAGCAGGAGGAAAAGATTTTTTTAGAATTACAGATCAAAATGGTAACATGGTGGCGACGCTTACAGATCAAACTCAGGCAAACACACTGGTAAGAAACAATCCAAACTATAGAATAGAAAGAGTATCTGTGCCGACTGATAAGAATACATCACCATCTTTTGCTATTAAAATTACTGAAGAAATGCTAGAACCATATAAAACTCACAAAGCCAAGGGTGGATTTGTTGAAATGATTGATATATTTGAGGTATAATGGCTGTAGAAAAAGGTATAACTGGCGATCCAACAGAGGTAATTTCAGAGTCTATTGAAATAGAAACGCCAGATTCATTAATTGTTGAAAATGTTGAAATGACAGATGACGGTGGAGCGATTGTTAATCCAGTTGAACTACCACCAGAAAACAGGTTTGATGCAAATTTAGCAGAATTTATAGATGATGATTTATTGCAAGATTTATCATCAGATCTCATGCAAGAATACAAGGATGACAAGTCATCAAGAGATGAATGGTATGAATCATACTCTAAAGGTCTAAAATTATTAGGATTTACATATGAAGACAGATCTCAGCCCTTTCAAGGGGCAAGTGGTGTTACACATCCTTTGCTAGCAGAAACGGTAACTCAGTTTCAAGCACAAGCGTACAAAGAATTGTTACCCGCAAACGGTCCAGTAAGAACACAAATAATTGGTGCACCATCTTCACAAAAAGAAGATCAAGCACAAAGAGTGCAAGAATTTATGAATTATCAAATAATGCATGTAATGGAGGACTTTGACCCTGACCTTGATCAGATGTTGTTTTATCTACCATTATCAGGTTCTGCATTTAAAAAAATATATTTTGATACTACTCTTAACAGAGCAGTTTCCAAATTTATTCCAAGTGAAGATTTAATTGTACCATATAGTTCAACAGATTTAGCGACGGCAGAAAGAGTTACACACGTCATAAAAAGAAATGAAAATGAAATTAGAAAAATGCAAGTGCAGGGAATATACAAAGATGTTGATCTACAATACAAAGATGAACCTACAAACAACTCCGTACAAGAAGCAGTAAATAGAATTGATGGTGTAAGACCGACAGGATCAGGATACAAAAGTGATGTTTACACATTATTAGAAATACACTGCGATCTTGATGTTCCTGGTTACGAAAACGAAGATGGAATAAAACTTCCGTACATTGTGACTATTGATGAGGGATCACAAAAAGTTTTATCAATTTATAGAAACTATGAAGAGGGTGATTCTTTAATGAAGAAAAAACAATATTTTGTTCATTATAAATTTTTACCTGGTCTTGGTTTTTATGGATTTGGTTTAATACACATGTTAGGCGGTCTTTCAAGAACAGCAACTTCTGCTTTAAGACAATTAATTGATGCAGGAACTTTATCAAATTTACCTGCTGGATTTAAAGCAAGAGGACTAAGAATACGTGATGATGATAATCCTTTACAGCCAGGTGAGTTTAGAGATGTGGATGCACCTAGCGGAGATTTAAGACAAGGACTTTTACCTTTGCCTTACAAAGAGCCAAGTGCAACATTATTTCAACTCTTGGGTTTTGTTGTACAATCTGGTCAACGTTTTGCCACAATTGCAGATCAAAAAATAGGAGACAGTGTTGCAGCAAACGCACCTGTGGGTACAACTATGGCGCTGATAGAACGTGGTTCAAGGGTTATGAGTGCAATACATAAACGTCTTCATTATTCGCAAAAAACAGAATTTAATCTTTTAGCGAAAGTATTTAAAGATTTTTATCCTCAAGTTTATCCTTATGACGTTGGAAAAAATGCTGCGGCAGCGTTTAAAGCATCAGACTTTGATGACAAAGTTGATATTATGCCTGTTTCAGATCCAAATATTTTTTCTATGTCGCAAAGAGTTACCTTGGCTCAAACACAATTACAAATGGCACAATCAGATCCTAATCAACACAATCTTTATGAAGCTTACAAAAGAATGTATCAAGCTTTGGGTGTAAAAGATATTGATGCAATACTACCTGTGCCAAAACCAGACAGCCCAAAAGACCCTGGTATTGAAAATTCAGACGCATTATTAGGTAAAAAATTAGTTCCTTTCCGTGGACAAGCTCATCAACAACATATTGAGGCACATAGAATATTTATGTCTTCAATGTTAGTAAAAGCAAACCCTCAAGCAACAACATTATTGCAAGCTCACGTCATGGAACACATTTCTTTACTAGCTAGAGAAGAAATAGAGGCACAAAATGCACAAATTATTGAGCAAGAGGCACAAAGATTTGGAGGAAAACTACCTCCAGAGCTACAACAACAGTTCCAACAGCAGTTAGAAATACAAGTTGCTGACAGAATTAGTGATTTAATTGGTGAAATGTTTGTTGAAGAGCAAGAAGCGATGGCTGGACAAGGACAAGATCCGTTAATTGGACTAAAAGAACAAGAATTACAGCTAAAAGCACAGGATATTCAAAGAAAAGCACAAAATGATCAGTCAAAATTAGAACTTGACGCTGCAAAATTAGAGCAACAAGCAAAATTAGCACAAGATAAAATAGATTCGAACGAAGATATTGCTCAATTGCGTGCAAATGTTAATTTAGACAAGAAAAACGATGCGAGCTGACGAAAAATTAGCGGATTATTTTGACAAGCTTATGCTTATTGCAAAAAATAGTAGTAAATCCTCCGAAGATAGTATACTTTTAGCAGGAGCTATGATGGCAGTATCACGAGTTTTGTTTTATGATCATCTTAGCGAAAAAGAAGCCAATGCTTTGTTAGATCAAGGTGGTCTAGATCTAATTGAACTTGTTAAACCAACGATACACTAATGAATTTTAAAAAAACAAAAACACAAGTAGTTAAACAAAAGAACCCTTTTCCTAATTTACAAGTTTCTTCTGATGCTGCAATTGTTTATTCGCCTTTTGTTGTCAAACAAAACAAAGGTGGAGGCCCAAAAGGGCAGACAAGCAAGATGCAAATCAAAAAAGTTGCTTTTAAGGGTGTAAAGTAATAAAACCATCTCAACAAAGGAGGTTTCTATGAAACTTTTAGCAGATCTATGGGCTCATTTGAAAGAATGGTCCGATTGGAGCATGAAAGATTGGATTAAAGCTGGTATCGTAGCAATAATCGTAATCGTAATTATAGGAGCAATCTAAAAAAACATGTGGCAACTATTAGCAAAACCACTTCTTGGCGTCGTCGCTGATGGCGTCAAGGGTTTCGTTGAAACAAAGAAAGCAAAGCAAGAATTAAAACTTACAACTATCAAAGCAACCCAGAAACTCAAAGAAGACCAGATTGCTGGTAAAGTTGCTTGGGAGCAAAGTGCAGTTGACCAAATGAAAGGAAGCTGGAAAGATGAGGTGGCACTTATTGTTCTACTGCTTCCAGCCGTTTTAGTATTCACGCCCTTACAAGAACATGTACACCAGGGCTTTATCGCTTTACAGGATTTGCCGTCGTATTATCACAACCTACTTTACATTGCAATTTCTGCTAGCTTCGGCATTAAGGCGGGATCAAGTGCAATAGGAATGTTTAAAAAGAAATAATGGTTACTAAATACATTAAGTTTAAAGGATCAATAAAACCAAAAGGACTTACCATGGCAACTGAAGCAAAATTAAAACAACTTAAAAATACTGGCTTTAGACAGGGTAAAGATTACGAAGTTGTTTCAAAAAAAATTGCATTAGGTAAAGCTAAAGGTGGTTCAGTAAAAAAAGTAAAAAAAGTTATTAAGGGTTTAAAAAAAGCTTCAAAGTTACATGCGGGACAAGCAAAAACTTTGCAGGGTGTGATAAAGAAAAGGTATAAAATAGCATGAGTTATGAAGAATTAGCAGCATCAGTAAAATTAAGTGAAGGTTTTAGAAACAAAGTATATAAGGATACCGAAGGATTCCGCACAATTGGATGGGGTCATAAAGTTGTCCACACAGATGATATTATTGACGGTAAAGAATACTCAGAAGAAGAATTACAAAGCATATTTGATAAGGACCTCAAATTCGCAATAGATAATGCAGAAGCTTTGATAAGCGAAAATGATATTGGAGAACTACCAGAAACAGTAAAACACGTATTAACAGAAATGTGTTTTCAACTTGGCAAATCAGGCGTTGCTAAGTTTAAGAATATGTGGAAATGCCTGCAGGAAGGCAATTTTATAGGTGCAAGTTATGAGATGTTAGATTCTAAGTGGAATAAA